AGGAAATCATATTCATATCTCTCAGTCTTTCTGCGGTTTTCCATGATCCGTAATAGACTAAACATTCGTGATAGCGATTATCTATCATAGGCACATCTGAATCACCAGATAGTGTAGTAGGTAAATGATAGTAGTACACCTTGATTTCTTTTACTACTTGAGGAATAGGAAAAATTCCTAAACTTATATCGTTGATATAGTATCCATGTGCAGAAGGCATTTGAACATCACCTACATTGCTACTGATATTGTGTATTTGATCCATACCAATGCGAGTCATTTGATCACCACCAAAATCAATACGATAAATACGAATCATATTTGCCAGATTAGAACTGCCTGCGGAAGCTGCATTTTCTACGATTGTCCAAGCAACAACAGATACACCATTCCCATTAACAAGTTGATATTCACCTGTACCTGAAACGCTATTTCTAGTTGCGTACCCTGCAAATAGATTAGCCTCATCGGCTAAAATAGTCTGACCCTTATTAATTAGATCTGTTAATACAGAATCTGCAACTACACTGGTATCTTCTACGCCAGTAATATTTCTTATTTCGGTTCTTATATTTGCTAAAGTCATAATCTCTCTAATGCGGGGCGAGCAAAATGCCCGCCCCTTAGTTAGTTACTGATTACAGATCAGTCCTTGATGTTAAGTACTGAATACATCCGTAGTCTTTACTGCTATACACAGCTCTGTCTACTCCGTATATTTGACCAGCAGCAATACCTAGCTTGTTGCCATAGTCAAAGGTTTTTTCAACCCAGTTCATTTCACCAATTCCAGCACAAAGACCAGCACCTGCTCCTAAAAATAGGTTTCTTGCACCTTTGACTGCATCTCCAGATCCAAAGTTTCCAGTAGCTACACCTTCATGCTCATGGATTACAACTCCATCATACATTCCCAATGCTCCAGCAAATAACGGGTTATCATCACCGCGTACATTTGCTTCACGCTGTATCTGCTGAAAACCATCAAGTTGAAATAAGTCATAAGAGACTTCGGGATGTACTAATAATACATAGTAATCCTTACCTTCCACTTTGATAGGTCTCATTTTCCAAGTAGCAGAAGCACCTAGCATGGCGATACGCTTTAATTTAGAAATATCTTCCAAAGCGATTTTATCACCAGCAGCTAAATTTGCCTCATCATCAGAATTAAGATAAGCAGATCCGCTAGTTCCTGCATCTGCTCTTAGCTGACCAAAAGTACCACTTTCGGCTGTTAAAGCACTAAAGATCTGTGCATCGTGATCTTCTGCATAGGTTCTTTTCAACTCAGAAAGAGCTTCTGTACGAAAATCGTACAAGACCTTACTATCTGCAAAATTACCATCACTAATTACAGCAAATCTTCTGTGTGCTGTTGCTACAGTTTGAGTATTAGAAGTAAGATTAGCTTCGTTACCTTCAATCGCAGTATCACCAGTGTAAAAACCGCCACTGTTGTTATCTGCTGCTGGTGTTAATCCAACAAGACCGAAAGTAATGTCCTTACCTTTGCCTTCATCCATTTGTTTTTTTACTATCATAGAATCAAAAGATTCTCCCATGAACTTGGAGAAATAAATCTCTTTGCCAACTTCGTAAGCAAGTTGTTTCGCCCAACGGGAGACCTGCATTCCTGAACTCCAGTTTGCCATCGTATTATCCTTTTTTGGCTATATGTTTATCCAGAAGAAGAATCCATCAAAGCCTGTCTACGCACATCCTCTGGTAATTTTTCCCAGTCTGATTGCATAAGGTTGTCAAAATCAATAGCAGTTTTATTCCCACCAGTAGCATTGGAAAGTGTTGTTGGCACTTCCTCTGCTTGGGTAAGTTTTTCTGTTACTTGTTTTACACCTTCTGTTTTGGCTTTATTCTTCTCCTGATTTAAAGTCATAAGCGTGTACGCATCTTCAATTTGTGCGATCCCACGCTCATCTCCGAATTTTGCAACAGCTTGGAGTTCTTCGTTGGACATAGTAGGGTGAGACTTAATAAAACCATCAATCATATCCTGTTGAGCTTTTTTCATTCTACTCTCATTGATCTCTCTTTCTTGTACTTTACGCTGTTCAGCGAACTTGCTTTCTATTTGTTTAGAGATATGTGGTAGAATCGTATTGAGATCATACGGATCATATTCTGGTAATTCTGGCTCTACTTCTTTTGGAGAAGTATTAACCCTAATTTCATCAAGAGACTTACGCAGTTCACCAAGTTCATTGGTCTGCCTGCCATTGAGTTCCTGAAGATTCCTATAAGACTTATCTGTATTAGAAGCGTATTCTACTAATTCATCCACAGAAGCAAATTCTTTGTTTCCGACTTTGTAGCTTTGTGTTTCTGCAACAGGTGTCTCTGCTGTTTGCTCGTTACTATTTGATTCTGGAGAATCCGTGGCAGTGCCATCTAATTCTTTAGCCTCATCAATGTAACTTTCTTGCTTTTCCATTGTACCTTATCCTTATTTTAGGGGGTTGTGAATCACGATTTGTCCTCACCAGTCATCTGTGACTGCATTTGCTGCGCTTGCATTTGTGCGGATCGCTCTTCTTCAAATTTTTCGAGTATTTCTCTTCCTGCATCTAGGTCGGAAAGCTCAACATAGAGTGGAAATAAACTTGAATATCCGTTCCTGACCAGTTCACCAACCTGTTGTGCCTTTGCTGCCTTCATGGTTGCGGAGTTTTCTCCTCTGTCTAGAACAATATCAAATTCAAATTTTTCAAAGTTGGTTAAAAACCTAGCTATTGTCTCATTAATTACCGCTACTTCTTCAGGAGACTCTGCTTTTTCGGTTTCTGCACCAATAATTCTTTTAATTTTATCAGGAGTATAGAACTGTTGCATATTTTTTAATGCCTGCATAAGAACTGTGGTCTTAGTTAGATCTAAGTTTTCCATCTGTTCCTGTAAGGTCATCATACCCTGTCTAATTCTTGTCTGTGCTGCTATGCCACTTTCTTTTGTGGATGTGGCAATACCCATCATTGGGTTGGAAGCACCACTAATTTCTTTTGCATCAAACTCTGCTTTTTGCTCCATTGCAGCGATACTACTTACCAAAGATAAATGAGAGTTTGACCATTGCTGCATAAAGTCTGTAATTCGCCCCTTAAAGCCAGGAATACCAATCCACCTACCTGATGTAGAGGCTTCGTTCATTTCCTCCTGTGAAACCTTATTTCCAGCAAATACACCGCCACCTCTAGGGGATCGGTTGATAATGTCCAACATCTGTGAACGCCTTTTATCTTTTTCACGCTGTGGGTCTTTCATATTCTCTACGATACCAAAGGTTTCAATGTAGTTACCCATATCTTCAAACTGATAAAAGTAAGGAACTAAAGGAAATTCGTTATGCATATACGGATTATTCTTTTTTTCCTGTAAAATGTGCATCCCTGCGGACATGGTAACGTAAGTTTTTGGTACAATTCGACTAATGACACCAAAATCGGTCATCATTGGCACTTTAGCAGCTTCTTCTATCTGTCTTAATTCTTTAATTTTTGTCTCAGCAGCTCTTTTAGAAGAAAAACCTTGCCTAGAAATACGAGCAGTGGACTTATTTATGATAAAATGCTCTCTTTCGTACTCTCTATTCCACATTTCAAGCACTCTTACCTTGCGATGCATCTCATCTAAATGATATGCTGAGTTAATTGGCTCTGCACTACTATAAAAACTGCCTATTTCCTCACCCATTTCATGCGGATACTGCATAAATCCTTCTACAGAACTAATATCGTCTACCGCATCAGGATACATTTGCTGTAATTGTTGTAAAGTTAGGTACTTAGATCGTGCTAAATAATTCCAATCTTTGGTATGTGGAGATCTACACTCAGGATCAATAAGAACATTTGCCCACGACTCTCTTTTTATCGTTAACTCACCATCATAATATTGTCCAGGTTCTACACATACATCAATCCAACCTCTTCCTGTAATCACACCATCCTTAAATACGCGACTAAATAAGCTCTGTAACTGCCTGTTTCGATCTAAATGATATAAAAGAGCTGTCGTGAGCATAGCTTCATTTTCATCATCGGACTCTACAGGGCGCGCCTTCCATGAAGATCGCCCCTGTCTTTCTATTCCAGTTACCAAGTTAACTTTTGGTAAAATAATATTTAACTGTAATGGTGGTCTACCCTCTGCGCGTAATGTTTGAAGATCATCCTCTTCCCAGTGACCAGTTCCATAACTTCCTGTGTAAAATCGAGCCGATTCTTCGGCTGCATCCATCCATGTGGAATCATTTTCCATCATGGCATCAAACACTTCATGTATTTCTTGTAAATTCATGTACTCATCCAACTTGTGCGTTTATTTTGTGAAAAACCCCATAAGCCATAGTCATCACTAGGTTCATGGGGAGAAAAGCTATCTTCGACATAATGTACGAGATACCGTAAACAATCCATTGCGTGATCATTCTTTTTAACGGGTTCTTCTGGTAAGTTCTTATTTTCAAATCCGTGTTTGAGTTCCTTCCACTTATAATCAACGATTTCTTCGAGCAAAGGTTTCATATTTAATTTATTAAAAAACAATAACTTAGAGCGCATATTCTCATCTAGCTTCAAATACGAGGAGACTCTTTCAAATCCAGCACGCTTATCATTTTTTGCTTTTTCCCATTCAATTCCATAGTCATACCACTCATCCGCAACACTATTTCCATCTCTTTCAGTACGAACAATACTAGGATCTGCTAAAAAAGTATAGTTGACCCCGCTTTGTAGCCTGCGTTCTACCTTTGGTACTAACATTTCTATGGTATGCTCCGATTCATAGATTAAATCGTAGACATAAATCGTGCCTTCTTCATCTGTAGCAGCAAACAATATAGAGCTTGGGTTACGATACCCATAATCATAGACTACATAGTGATTCCACCACTTTGGAATGTCAAAAGACTTAATACAATGTGTTTCCTGCTTAAACTCTGGATATACCAACCCTGCAAAGTCATCCCAACTACAATATACATACCTGTTAACCCATTGATCTGGCATAGACAGTAAATGATTAATGTAATCGGCAGGTAAATGCGGATTATCGGAGTGCAATCGTACTTCTTTGTCGGTTTTTGGTGGAGGAGCATCTGGTTGCCAAGTCATAGTCTCAATTAACCTATAGCCACCCTTCTTTTTATTCTGTTTTTCTTTATCTTTCTTCCATCTCTTCCATACCCAGTCATGCCCTGCTGGATTGCAAGTATGAAAAGAACAACGCATCGCGTTTTTTCTACGCATCTGACCCGCAGCAGCAATAAAGGTAGCTTCGGTCATTTCTTCAATCTGATCAAATGCAAACCACCCTAAATTCATAGATTTTATCCTTTGAATAGAGTCTCTGGAGTCATCCAACGCCATATACACGATTTTAGACCTGTTTTTAAAGATAATTTCTCGGTCTTGGGCGCGATGTTTGTCAATAAACCCCTGACCAAGATCGAGCAACTGGATCAGCGTAGATTTTTTGAATGAATCCAATACTTTTCTACCCATTAATCCTAAATTGCCCTGAAATGCTGCACTTTGATGGATAGCCTCCATGCACATTGCTTCTGTTTTACCCGTTCCCAAAGATCCCGCTAATACTTGATGTTTGCTCCAACCTGTAAATAAATGATACTCTTCCTGATGGTCTAAAGGCGAGGTTGCGTTCCCTTCACCATCTCTATACGATATATTGACTTCCACTAAGCCTGACCTCGATACCACATCTCCCAATCCAGTGGTAATTTGCCATTATCATCTAATTGAAAGAGATTCAAAGCAAATTGTGTAGCTTCATTAGCCATAAATGGGGTTAACCCAAAAGATGTTCGTAGATAGATCTCAAAAATGTCTTTAGGAGTCATATGAATATTGTCGCGGATTGCTTCTCGTTCCAATCTGCTTAATTTATCTTCATCTTTTTTAATACTGCTTCCCTATCCTTTGGTGAAGTGCCAGAAACCATCACATTCACCTGTGTATTTTGTTGATTTGTCCTGTCTCTATACTTACCTGGGTCGTGTGCTTTGAGCTGAAAGATACGCTCGGTTACATTGCCCGCTTTGCCCGCTTGTGTGAAGGAAAGTTTTTCGAGTTCATCCAATCTATCGGTTAAGAATCCTTGTTGTATTTCTTTGACTGCCTGCTGAAATGCAGGATCACCTTTCATCGCGAATCGTACCGACTGTGGGAAATAACCCATTTCTTTAGCAGCATGGGATATAAACCCGTTGTTTGCTACTAAATATGTCAAGAATTTGTCTTTTTTTGCAGTAAAACGAGTTTTTAAGCCTGTTTCTTCTTCGTATTCAGCAAGAAATGTCTTTAAATAAGGATTGTCCTGCGCGTTTTTCGTAGCTTGCTTGATCACTTCCGTCTTACTCTTCTTCTTTCTTGGCATATAAGTATAACGAAAACATACACTTATAGTTCCCTTAATATCAAGACTGGGGTTGACATAGGACATTGGATACTCCGCGATACTCCGAGTATCCTAAAATGAGTGGCGAACTATACTTCATTATCTTCACTATCTTCACTTTCAATCATTTATAGAGGGAAAGTGCAATAGTGAAGTACACTTCTCCACCAGAAAAAAAGCCTTTTAGGCATAAAAAATTATCTGGGTAGTATAATACGCCCCCTGTGCATTTGTCGGAGCGGTGTATGGGGGGGGGTGGTTGACATGGTTTGTCGCTCGTTGTTTTGTCTGCCCTCCTTATAATATGCGATACGGATTTCTTTTATATATAATGCGCTGTAAGTATAATATAATTAAGTATTTATAATGCGGTGCGGTGTGCGGTGCGGTGTGCGGTGCGGTCTTATTTTTACTTAATATATCTTAATATATCTTAATATATCTTTAGGAATCATTAGAAATAGTGAGTAATATTATGTAGCTCATGCGGAGCTAATACAAACAAGTTAGTTAACAAGGAGATAAAAAATGTTAATAAAAGATGGTAAATATACTTATGAAGTATTCTTAATTGATGATGGCTCATTAGATACAGTCATAGAGATTAATGGTAAGATTTTTCGTTTTGATTCTGAATATGCAAGTATTTACAGAAATAAAAGCGGAGAAATGACAGAAGAAGGCTTAAAAGAGTTAGCAGAAGAAACTATTTACTTAGCAGAGTTATAAATAACCCTTTTTTAATAGGAAAGTTAGGGGGTGGAATTGCTTTTCACCCTCTAAAAAGGAGAAATAATAAAATGGATATATTGCAAGAATACCTTAACCAAAATAAAAACTTCATTGGTTATTTAAAAGGATCTCAAAGGAGATTGATTGCAGAGAATACAGAAAGCTATTATTTAGAAGTTTTGAAATATGCAAAGAAGAAATACAAAACAAATGATATTTATCAAGAAATCAAAAACAAGGAGCTATAAAATGAAATACTTATCAAACTATACTGATCAAGCCATAACCGATTTATTTGAGAACAATGGAGCTTTTTTTGCCTTTGGGGATAAGCAATTTAACGAAAAAAAGAAAGAAGGCGTTAAATATACCGCTTTATATGGTGGATTAGTTGCACCCTCTAAAAATGTAGATATAATATTGAAATCTTTGGACAATATAAGGCAAGAAGGAATAAAGCTAGATATTAAAGAAAATGGTATAAAAAACATTATATGGAGAGAGTTCTCTAATTATGAATGTCAAATAGTTATGAATTATGATGATGTTTTAGAACCATTAGAAGGCTACGGTATTTCAAAGGAAAGACTAGCAAAGGAATGGAAAGCATACTTTAAACATTGTATAGATAATGATTTATTTTAAGGAAGGAGTTTAAAAATGGCAAAACATGATTTTGAAATTACAAGGCGTAATTATGGAACTGAGTTAACTGTATCCAATGCTTATTTAGAAATATATATCGGAGATGTAGACCTCAGTAACAATAAACCGCTTTATAGCAAGGATCAAAAGAAGGAAAGAATATTTATTATAGCAAAGATAATTAAGGATGCTTTAAATAAATACAATCCTTACAAAACTACAAATATTATATGCGAATACTTAGATAAGCACGAAGATTTTTTAAGTGAATTAAAAGGTCGTGAAAGAAGGGTACACGCAGAATTTAATGATCTGGCAAGGCAAAAAATAATTGAGTATGCAAAAGAAAAGTATAACACAGATAATATTTTTCAAAGATTAGAATATGTCAATTATTATGCATCAAAGGAATTTAAAAAGCAATTAACCAAAGGAGATTAAAAGCTATGAGCTATATGAATAAAAATGGTGCGACTAGATGCACAGGGAAAGACCAAGAAAGATACGAATATTTTAAAATGGGTTACGGTAGAAAGGCTAAAAAGATGGTGCAATACGACTACAGGAATCAAGAAGGAGAATTATTCTCATGTGTAGCACCTACTTTAGAAAAAGCAAGGCAGAAAAAAGAAAACTATTTTAATAAATAAAATTTTCTCCTCAAAGGGTGGGGTAGCTCCGCATAGCAACGCCCCACCCTACCCCTCGGAGAAAGTAAAGGAGAGTAATAAATGCAGAGTACTAAAGAATTTATAGAGTTTATCAAATTATCTCATGGACATCATACAAAGGAGTATTGCATCAATGAGTTAGGCATCAATGAAGAATGCTCAATCTATGATGCAATTCAAAAGCAAGTAAAAGATTCAACCTTAATTCAAATTGCTTTAGAAGAAGATGATGAAATAAAAGATTCATTTGAAAACTTTAAACTATTTCAAACCAAAGGAGAGTAAATAATGATCAACCTAGTAGCAGTATTAATAATAGTGATAGGCGGTATAATAGCCAAATATCAGACAGATTTAAACATAGAGCGGAATAACACCGATTTATGGAGACAAACCGCTTTGATGTTAACCAAACAAATCAACATGAAAAAGGAATTACAAAGATGAAAGTCAAAGTTCACGACAAAGACATTACAATAAGTAAAGAATATATCAAGGATATAGTAGGGCAATTATTTGAAGAGTCATACTACCTATGGAGAAGTGAATGGTTTAAGGAAGATGAAAGAACAGAAACTTTACTTGCTAAAAAAATAATGGCAACAGAGACAGTAGTATGGAGAGCATTAGAAGAATATTTTAAAAATAATAAATAAGAAGGAGTTAGTTAACAATGAAGTGTAAAAAATGCACCAAAGCCAAAAGCTGCCAAAAGTGTGAACAACATTTGAATTGGATATTAAAGGATTTCATGAACTTTATGGATCAATACAGTTCTGAGGATAAAAGACCAATTAATAACTTAGAAAATAAGAGTTAACCATAGAAATCATATACAATGTCATGCTTTTCATTTGGGTTGCATTTAGGACAATCTTCTACCTGCAACCC